AGTTAGAGATTGGTAATGCAGAGATGTTCAAACAGAAGCCTGTTGACTTGGCTAAGAGTGATCTAGGTTATATTGGAACTCAACACAAAGCTTATGTTAAGTGTGAGTACGGAACATTCTGGGTAGACGCTAAACGTGGGCATATCTATCAAATTACTGGAGACGGGTTTAACGAGATTAAAACAGAAAACAATTACAACTGGTTTAAGCAAAACTTACCTTTCCAAATCCTTAAAGATATTCCCAATGCAGACATTGACAATCCTCCTATTGGATTAGGTATTGTTATGGGATGGGATGAAAGATACGAGAGAGTGTTTATTACTAAGTTAGATTACAGAGTCAAGCCTGAGTATAGACCTGGAAGTGCGTCAGTTGTACGATATATTACAGACGTGGCAGATAGTAATTATCTTAAGTATGTAGTAGATAGTGGAAGTATACAGATAGTAATTTCTTTTGGAGATCCAGCTTTCTTTGAGAACAAGTCTTGGACAGTAGCTTACTCCCCTAAGTTAAAGAACTTTATTTCTTTTTACTCTTTCCTTCCTAACTTCTTTGTTCCTTTACTTGGTCATTTCCAAACTTTGATTAATACTTCTACAGGAGCATCTACTTGGAATCATAACTTGTCTATCTATACTTATCAGAATTACTACAACAAGTTGTATCCTTATATTCTAGAGTATAATGTAAACTCTTTCCCGCAAGTATCTACAATTAACTCTGTTACTTTGATGCAGGACATTCAGGAATACTATTCTGATTACGAGTACTATTCTTTGTCTACTGCTAACAAGAAAAACTTAGCAAACTTTACTAAGGCTATTATTTATAACAAAGAACAGTCTACTGGTATCATTAAGTTGATTCCTGAAGAGTTTGGTAACACAAGACAGAAGATTACCTATCCTAGAATGACAGCAACAGGCATAGAAGCTCTTATCTCTCGTAGAGAACACTTGTATACCTTTAATGGATTTTGGAACGTTGCAGCTCAAGGAAATGGTCAACCTCTATGGTCGACTCAGTGGAGTGACTTAGTTACTCAGTACCCTATAGACAAAGTGCCTAATACTAAGAGTGTAAGACCTGTATCTGTGTCTTATCAGAAGTCTAAGATTAAGTCTGACTTTGCTAAAGTAAGACTGATTCAAGATCAGTACTCTAGATTTAAGTTTATTAACACCATTCAAATAACCCAAACCAACCCATAATATCATGAAAGAAAAAGAACTCTTCACAACAGTTAAACCCGAAATAGTACTGGGACAGTTATTCCAGTCTAGGGACATCATTCACTTAGCTCACTTACAAACAACTTCGTTTAGTGAGCACAAAGCTTTAGACGGTTACTACTCAGAAGTAATTGGTCTATTAGATGATTTAGTAGAAGCATACTTCGGAACTATTGGAAAACGCTTAAACTTTAAGATTCCTGGATCAGAGTATATGAATGCTAAAGCTCATCTTACTTACATGAAAGACTATGTAATGAAGCATCGTAATGTATTCGGAAACGAAAACACCCATCTACAAAATATCGTAGATGAGATCATTGCTTTGATTACTTCTACTTTATATCAATTGACACTAAACTAAATAACTAAATTAAACTATATGAACCGTTTAAAGAAATCTTATTCTACCTGCATGAGTTGCGGAGGTAAGAAAATGAAATCAGGAGGCAAGTGGATCCAGTCTGCTATTAAAAAGCCAGGATCTTTTACTGCACAAGCTAAGAATGCTGGTATGTCTGTACCTGCATTTCGTGATAAAGTATTAAGCAACAAAGAAAAGTTTTCTAGTACCACTGTAAAGAGAGCTAACTTAGCTAAGACTCTTGCAGGAATGCGTAAAGGAGCAGATGGTATGGAAATGGATATGCCTAGAGAAATGGATATGCCTACAGTAAAACCAATTGATCCATTAAACATGGCGGCTAAGAGTACTTTAAACCAGTTAGAAGGTTCAAATCTTTCTCCTGAAAGACAGAAGGTAATGAAGTATCAGCAAATGCTTAAGAGTAAAGGATATAATATTGCTGCTGATGGAGCTTGGGGACCACAAACACAGAAGGCTTATGAGTCTTATATTAAGACTAAAACCTCTACAACTGCTAGTAAATCCAAGTTAAGTCCTGACTTAGAAGCTATTCATGGAACTCAGAATAAGCCAGTACGTATGCAAGAAATTTCTATTAAAGCTAAGAAGCCTATGAGTACAGCTTCTAATTTAAAACAGATGCCAAATACCAGAATGGAACCTGCATATGTTACTAGTGCATTCAACAACCTTTCTAAGTATAAGAAAAACTCTCCTAAGCAAAACTCTTCTAAGATGTCTCCTTACAAGGGAGTATCTGCTAATGAGAAGTTAGTATTGGATCGCTTAGCTAAATACAAAGCAGGTAAACCACTTCGTTAAATTATGTTTGTCCCAGGAGTAAACGGTTCTATAATTCCCAGTGCACCCTCAGGTTCTAAGCTTAAGGGTGCATATAAGAATTCTAAAAAACGTAAGATGCCTAATGGCGGAATAGAACTTGCTTTAGATGCAGCTTCTTACATTCCACCACCAGTAGGTACAGTGGCTTCACTTCTTGGTGCAGGTTTGAATGCCTATCAGGGGGATTATACAGGAATGAGTCTAGACTTAGCTAGTGCTGCTAGTGGTGGAGCATCTAAGTGGTTTGGTGCAGCTGCAGATGCTGCAAAGATGGCTAATTCTGCGAGACTTGCTTCAAGTATGGCATCTAAAGCTAAAACATTTCAAACTTTTTCTAATCCAGTAATATCTAAGACAGCATCAACAGTTAGAGATTTTAGTTCAGCTACGCAAAACTCTCCTTATAACTCAACTATAAGAACTCCCCAGAGGGATAATGCTCAAGTACAATTTAGACCTAATCCTAATTTACGTAGGATGGAAGAAGGCGGAGAAGTAGAAGGTGATGATAAAGAGATGGTAGATGGAGTAGCTGCTATCTTAAGAGGAGTTAAAAGTAAATCAAATAGACTACAGTTAGCAAATAAACTTGCTAAACAATTTAATAGAGAAAAAGTAAACTATGACTTATCTTCTTTCCTAAAAAAATCTAAAGTAAAGAAATAGTATGTTGTCTTTAACAGAAGATCAGGTAACTAAGTACATCACTAACAAGAGTCGTAGTGGAGTTATTTATAAAATCACCAACCTAGTTAATGGTCATTTTTACATAGGAAGTAGCCAGAACTTTATTAAAAGATATTATACACACCTTAATCATATAAGAATAAATAAAAGCTCTTGTACTGTTCTAATTCGTGCAGTTATTAAATACGGAGAGGACAATTTTAAATTAGAGATAATAGAAGAATGTGAAACTCAAGACCTACTTGCAAGAGAACAACATTACTTAGATACTTTATTGCCTGAGTATAACGTGGCAAAGATTGCAGGAAGTAACACTGGAATAAAGAGAAGTAAAGAAACCAAGGAAGCAAAGTCTGCGCAACAAAAACAAAACTGGCAAAATACAGAATACAAAAACAAACACTTAAAACTATTATCTAAGAATTGGAAATCTGGAGAAGCACACAGTATGGCAAAATTGACCGAGTCAGACGTAGTTAAGATAAAAACAAAACTACAATTGGGACATAAGCCAAAAGAAGTTGCAGATATGTTAGGACTTAGTTACTATTCTGTAAAAGACATCCATAGAGGTAAAACTTGGAAAAACGTAATAATATGAAAAAGAAATTAAATAAACTGGGTGTAGAAAATTCTTTATGGAATAACATCCGTGCTAACAAAGGATCGGGTAAGAAGCCTACAAAGGAAATGCTTAAGCAAGAGACTAAGATTAAAAAAGAAAGTCGCTTAAAGAAAGCGTACATGGCTAAGGGAGGAACTATTGCTAAGACTACTAAAGGTCCAGGAGCAAACTATCGTCCTACTAAATCAGGAGCAGGTATGACTCAAAAAGGAGTAATGGCTTATCGTAGAGCAAACCCTGGATCTAAACTAAGCACTGCTGTTACAGGTAAGGTAAAGCCTGGTAGCAAAGCAGCTAATCGTAGAAAGTCTTATTGTGCTAGATCATTAGGTCAGTTACGTAGATCCTCACAGGCTACACAGAATGATCCTAATAGTAGAATCAGACAAGCACGTAGGCGTTGGAAGTGCTAATAACTAAATAAACTAAAACTAAATATATGGCCGCTAAAGCATCTAAATCAAAATCAACTTCTACTGCTTCTAAGTTTAAAGTTAAACCAAA